GAACGAATCCCGTACTTGTGGTCGATCAATGGATGCTCTGACACTTGCTCTGGCATAGTTTGGCCTTGCATTAGTTCTCGCTGGACTTGACGGTCTGGCAAAGGAAAAATATGCCGTCGCAACTTGTTTCTTCAACCGGCTGTTGCCAGCCTTGCGATACCGTTCCGGTTGTCGTGAACGTCCCCGGACCACAGGGTGCTGCGGGTACTAACGGAACAAACGGCGCGAACGGAGAAAATGCGTTCTCGTATACGACCGCGTCGTTTGTAGTTCCGACGTTTGGAGCATCGGTTGTCGTTGCGGTTGCGAACACTTCGTTTCTTCCAGAGTCGGTTGCTGGACAATTTTTTGTATCGGTTCAGGGATGTGGCTACTTGCAGGTTACATCGGTAGACGGCTTGCTGGTAACCCTTCAAAACCCGCTTGCAGGTGTTCTCGGAGTCCCAAATGCGATTCCTACGACGGTAATTCCACTTGGCTCGCTTATCACGCTGTCGGGTGCGATTGGTGCCACAGGGGCTGCTGGCGTTGCAGGCGGCGCGCCATCTGCCGGAACGTACATTCTTCGAGTTCCTGACGCAGCACTCGCAAGCGCAACGGCCCTCAATTCGTTTTCATCCGGTTATCTTAAGACTCAAGGGTCAGCCGGATCAGGTTTTCTTTCGACTACAGCAACGGTTCCTGTGGGCGACATCAGCGGAGTATTGCCGGTTGCCAATGGTGGAACAAACGTAGCAACCGTACCTACCAATGGCCAACTTCTGATTGGCAATGGAACTGGTTACACGTTGGCTAGCCTTACCGCAGGGTCGAACATCACGATTACTCCGGGTGCAGGAACGATTGCTATCGCCGCCACGGGGGCTGCGGCAGCGTTCAGTTACGTCACGTTTACGCGGAGGGTGACTGGAACCGGAGCATCCGCTCCGAATATTGTTGGTCCTACGGCTGGCAGCAATCCGTACAGCACAACGACTTACGGGTCCGCATCCTACGTCAGTCTTGATAGCGCATCAGGATTTACAGCATCGAGCGGTCGATTTACGGTTCCATACACCGGATACTACAGGATTGACGCATATTTCAACCTTGTAGCAGATACTTCTACTGCAAGCGTTACTATTTACATTAGAAAACTTGGTTCAAACGTATTGTCGTCAAAGTCTTTTAGTGTCACCAGCAGTGGATATCATCCGATTAGTTTGATGTATATTGATCAAGCATCTGCGATTACCGATTATTATGAAATAATTGTTGGAACTACGCAGACGCTGATTGTTGACAGCGGCTCTTCATTCTCCGTTCAGCGGATTCAGGCTTAAACCATGAGCGAACGCGCACCACGGAGGTACACGGATGGGTCTGTCACCTTTGAGGGTGGCGTTGACTCAGGTGTGATGCCGTCTGAAGTGGACAAGAATCAGGTGGCGTTTGCGGTGAATGCCAGCTTCCGGCAAAGCTTTGCTTCTCCTCGACCGGGTTTCATCCAAAAGGATTACGAAACGTGCCTTTCGATTACCGCCGATAACACGCTCGTCACTGCGGATCAAACGAACGTCACGGCTGATGGATACTCAGAAGAATGCTACAGCTCAAGCGGACTGACCGGCGTGTTCCAGTGTGCGCTTCCGTACATCGGGGACAATGGGGCGACGTTCATCCTGATGTTGATCAGTGGTAAAGTGTGGCTTTACGACTGCCTTCAGAACAGCGTTCAGAACCTTTCGGCTACGCCCGATCTTGAGAATCCATCGAACATACTCGACGGATGGATGGTTCAAGCCGAGAACTTCGTCGTCATTCAGGATGGACAGAGCGCACCGCTGATCTTCAACGGATCAAACCTGCGTCGCGCAACCATCGATGAAATCAAGTGCGGTAGAGTAATGGCCTACGTCAATGGACGTATCTGGTACGCTCTTGCAAATGGATTCTCATTCCGAGCAACCGACATCGTTTATGGAGACGGTACGCGAGCCAGCGTTCTCAAGGAAACCGAGAACACCTTCCTCAATGAAGGCGGTGACTTTGCGGTTCCGTCGGATTCAGGAGGCATCACAGCAATGGCCGTCCCCGGCAATCCAGATACGTCGCTGGGGCAAGGACCGCTTCTCATCTTCACGCCACGATACGTTTTCAGCATAAACGCTCCGGTTGATCGTGATGTCTGGAAGAATCTGAACTATCCGATTCAAGCCATTAGCTTGCTGACCAGTGGAGCGTTGGGTGCGCGTTCAGCCATCACGGTCAACGGTGATGTTTTCTATCGTGCAGTCGATGGTGTTCGCTCGTTCATTATCGCCAGACGTTCGTTCAACGATTGGGGAAATACCCCGATCAGCAACGAGGTTCTGAACATCATCGATAATGATCAGACCGATCTGCTGTGGGCCAGTTCTGCTGTCGTGTTCGACAATCGACTACTGATGACGTCTCAGCCTCGGTACAATGCCGAGGGCGTCGTCCACAAGTCGTTGGTCGTTCTTGATTTTGATCTGATTACGTCGCTGCGGAAAAAGTTTCCTCCTGCATGGGCTGGAATCTGGACGGGGCTTGACGTGTTGCAGGTTCTCAAAACCGAGAATGCTTATGGAGACAGATGCTTCTCGATAGCCCGTGGGCTTGATGGAACCATTCAGATTTGGGAAATAAGCAAGGCTGAGAAGTTTGACAACAATCTTGCTGACGGTAAGAAAGAAATCCAGTGGCTGGTTCAAACCCGCGCTTACAATTTCGAACTTCCGTTTGGATTGAAGCGGCTTGATTCAGGCGACATTTTCATCGACTCGCTGGACGGAGATGTTTCGTTCAACATCGAGTATCGCCCAGACCAGTATCCCGGTTGGATTGAGTGGGCAGATTGGACTGAATGCGCGGCAACATTGCAGTGTCAGCCTGTTTGTCCGATAACCAACTTTCAGCCTCAGTACAGGCCGAAGATGCGCTTGCCGACTCCTTCGGATATCCCGTGCAATTCGAGCATCAGCACACCGACAAGAAACATGTACGAGGTTCAGATGAGCCTTACGATTACTGGATATTGTCGCATCAAGAGCATTCGAGTTCACGCTTACGACGTTCAGGAACCTGCGGTCGGAGAGTGCCTCGTGTTCGAAGGATGCAAAACTCTTGAAGGTTGCGACGTAAACCCGTTCCTCTACACATCGGAATAGTATGCCAAACCTAACCCTCATCACGCTTACAGCTCCAAGCCTTCCGGCAAATTATTGCCCTGCCTCTTACCAGAAGTTGGCCAACGATATCATCGGAGGCACTCAGGCTACGTTCAACAGCACGATTGGAAACTCGTTCTTTAATTTTGGACCGACGTATCCGGCAATTAACAACCGGATTTACCCGTGGCTTGATGAAAATGGTCAGTGGTGGATTTACGATCAAGGATTCTGGCTTCGCAAAAACCCAGTTACGGCAGCATACGAGCGTCGCATCTATGTCGGAACGACCACGGATCTTCTTTCGTACGACGGCGGCGATGGAACGGCTACGGCGACAAGTACAACTGGCCCGATGTGGGAAGTTGACACTGAGTTTGAAGCTCGCTTTCCGGTTGGTGTTGGAGCGTTTGTTGCGAGCGGTGCGGTTGTTGTTCAGGGAAAGGCGACATCGACATCAATCGTTGGCGAGGACAAGCACACGCTGACGGTTCCAGAGACTCCGTTCAACGAACACACGCACGGTGTTGCTCAGTTGATTGCTCCGGCAAACGACGATTACTATCTCGTCAACAAGTCGTGGAGCGGACTTGGTTCGTACCCCACACAGATCCTTCAAGGTGCTGCTGGAAGCGGTGGTGGAGGAAGTGGACCGAACATTACGACTGGTGATATCGGAACTACCACTGCCGACAAGACCGGCAACGATACCCAGAACGCTGTCGGCCACAACAACCTTCCTCCGTTCTACGGCGTTTACTTCATCAAGCGAACCATCCGAGTCTATTACACCAAATGAAGCTAATCGTTCAGGACATTCGCTCGACAATCGCCCGTGTAGTCGGCGTCTGCGTCGATGACCCTCGCGTTTACGACTACATCAATCAGGCGTGCCGACGGCTTCTGCACAAGGGGTTGTGGGCAGGCGCGTACGGACGCTTCACCATCCATACGGTCGGAGGGTGCATCACTTGGCCGCGTCATATCGAAACCATCGAGTCTGTGGCTGATTGCTGCGGCGTCGGAACGGTTCGCAATCAATGGTTTGAGTTTCAAGAAAGCGGATACGGACTGCTCGGCGAGAACAATGGCGGGTGCGTCGGCAAGCAGCTTGTGGATCGTGGCACCGTCGTTTCTTACCGCGACATGTCCGGCGAGACGAATAGCTTCATCCGAGTCTATCCCGGTGACGCTTCTGATGTCGGCAAGACCATTACCCTGCAAGGTGTCGATCAAAACGGGCAATGGATTCGCACACTGTCTGGTGGCGTATGGATCGACGGTGAGAAGCTGACCCTCGCGTTGCCGTACGTTCAATCGACCAAGAAGTTCATATCGCTGACCGGCGTCATTCGTCAGGCAACCAACACGTCGAGCCGGTTGTACGAGTACAATGCGACGACATTGCTGGAGCTTGATCTGGCAGTTTACGACCCTGATGAAACTTTGCCGCAGTACCGCCGCAGTTACCTGACGGATCGTTGTAACAACGACGAGGATAAGCCGGTGACGGTCATGGCGAAGATGCGCCATATCAACGCGACGAGCGTCAATGACTACCTCATTCCGCCGAGTCCCGATGCCATCAAGCTGATGGTCATGGCGATTCGCAAGGAGGAGAACGATTTGATTCAGGAAGCAGTGGCCTACGAAGCAAAGGCTGTTCAGGCTGTGCAAGAGCAGACCATGCAGTACCTAGGCGACGCAGTTGCTACGATCCGTATGGTCGGTGTCGGACTAAACGGCGGTGGATTCTCCCAATGGTTCTAAAACTCAACATCGACTTTGCGCTGGAAGAGGTGACTCCTGAGAAACTGGAGTTGCTTCAGGCTGTCTTTGACGCGCATGACATGGCGGCTAGGAACAATCAGAACGCTAGTTCTGGCGCTGCGGTAAACGCTTTCTTTGGTAGCGCGCAACTAACCAACGCAATCGCTTCCGCTATCCTCACGCTTGGCGATGCTCATGGTCCGATTGGTCCTGCTCGATTCGTTTACGAGAAATTCGACGAGCGATCTTTGAAGTCGGCCATATTGTCTGGCATGAAGATTCCCGGTTTCGGGAACTCGTTCTTCAAGGACAGCATCGACCCAGCATGGAGTCGGGTGCGCGAGATTATTGAGGTGGACTTCAAGAAGGCGAACGACCGCATCAATCAGCTTCATGGCTGGATGAAAGAAGTTGGAAAAGACGTTCACCCAAATGCGGCTCTTTACAGCGCAGTAATTTGCAACGAACTAGGAATGATTCACGGTTCAGAGTCAGCCATCTTCGTGTTAGCTCGAACAGCGGCTTGGACATCTTTGTGCATGAAAAATGAACGGTAAACTCTTTCAAATCTGCGGGTTGCCACGATTCGGATCGGCATTCATGTCGGTCCTTTTCTCGTTGGAGGGTGATTGCATTGGCCTACATGAGCAGGGTGCGACTGACTCAAACTGGCAGAAGTCGATTGAAGATTACCGGAACCGTTACAAGTACGTCGCCGACTGTTCGACCTACGGATATCTTCCGAAGGCTATCGTGCATGACTCGGTCAAGGTGTACGTCAAGAAGGACGCGGAATCGTCTGCCAAAGAATGCACCGAGCGATTCGGTTACGAGGTTCATCTGCCATCAATTCAGATGCTTCGCGAGTATGCTGACAAATGGGCGGCGTCGAACAGCGTGATGACAATCGGAGAAGGGGAACTTTTTAAGGTGGATACTTTACGTCGGATATGGATTCATTGCTTTCATAACGAGCGAGCTTTTCCCGAGGAGAAAGCTGCACGTCTGATTACCATGAACATCCAACGTCACGAACCCGAAAAGGTCTTCTCGATTGAGAATGGAAATCGTTTTGCGAAGGAGGTTTTTTAATTTATGGGACTCATAGCAGCAGGCGCTGGTGCAGCATTGATGATCGGTGGAGCGGCAATGTCTGCCGGTAAAAAGGTCAAAGTACCGCAATTTCAGAGGGTAAACACCGAGAAGGAGCAAGAGGCAGCGATAAAGCAAAATATTGCGTCGCTTCAAAGTGGCACTGAATTGGCCACCAAGACGACCGCTGCTGAGCAGACTCTTCTTGAGTCTCAGCTTCGTCGTGCGATTCCCGGTTACGATCAGCTTATTGCTCAGGCTGGAAAGACTATTGGCTCAAGATTGCGTGGCGAGGTTGATCAAGATGTTCAATCGCAGCTTCAACGAGCTGTCGCTGGTCGGGCGGTTGGTGGAGGATTCAAAGAGTCAGAAGGCATTCGAACAAATTTGCTCGCTCGCGACTTTGGTCTGACAGCGATGCAGATTCAGAATCAAGGTCTTGCTCAGGCGCAGAACTTTATCCAGCAGCAGCGTACGATGGGCATGGCGCAACCCTTCTCGGTGAGCAGCATGTTCATCACGCCGACTCAGCGGATAAATCTTTCGCTGCAAGAGAATCAGTTCCAGTACCAGCGAGACATGGCTGCTGCTCAAGTTGCTGCTCAACCTGATCCTATGATGGCCGCTATCGGCGGTTCGTTGTCGAACATTGGCGGAATGGCGTTTGGTAGTGGAATGGGCGGCATGATGGGCGGCGGCGGCGGCGGTGGACAAGGGGGCGGCGGTGGTGGTGGATTTACCATAAACATGGGCGGAGGCGGGTATGGAGTTGGAGGTGGTGGTGGTGGCTACTATCCTCAAGGACGTAGTTCGGGTTACAACCCATACGGCCAAAATCCATACGGTGGATATAATGGCATATAAATAGAAACATTATGGATCTACAACCTAATCGAAATGTTGGTCTTGAGAATCAGCTTCAGGCCATCCAGCTAGGCGCAAGCCTCTACGACCGTGCACAGACGCAGAAGCGGATGATGGAGCAATTGCAGGTGCAGACGGCGGAGTCGCTGATCCAACGGCAGGGTATGGAGCTTCAGAATAAGATTCGCGAAGATTCACTTGCTGAAGCAATTGGAGAACGGAAAGCGCAGGTTGATGAGTACAACACGTTCTCGACTCTTGGTAAGCAGGTTTCGGATTATCTGAGCAACACTAAACCGGGCGCAGTATTTCCAGTTGTTCCGCCATTTAAGTCTAAAACGTACAGGGCTGAGGCGGACAAGATGATGAACAACCTTGAGAAGTATTCCCCTCGGGCCGAGTTGTTAAAAACTCAAGAGAAAGCAAGAAACGGAGCAATAGCTAATCAAACTGCTATCTTAAAAGAAGCGATGCAAATTCCCGGCGCAGTTGACATTAATCCACAAACAGAAGAGCCAACAATAAACTGGACAGTTTTTAATGCGGGAAGAAAACAGGTATTTGATGCTTCGGTTCAAAAAACCCAAGCTCAGACGGGTTCAATTGTTGGTAATCTTCAGCTTTCTAGGGACAAGCTAAATGCGTTAATTGCAAATAACGCAAGCGATGCAGAGATTGCAATGGCAAGACTTGCTGTTGATAAATCTTTTAAAGAAGCAAGGGTTAAACTTGATGAAGAGGAGTTCGGGTTCAATAAACAATTCAAAACTACAGAACTTGGAATTAATCAACAGAGAGTAGATATTGCAAAAAACAATCTACTTCGACTTGAGCAAGAGGGTAAAGATAAGAAAGCCATTGAAGAGGCTAGAATGATCTATCGCGATGCGTTAGATAGCAAGAAGCTAGAACTTGAAAACAAAAAGTTTGATGCTACCAAGGGTGTTCAACTTGAAAAACTTGAACAAGGAAAAACAAGGTTGCAGCAAAATCAGCAGCGAATTGATGCTTACAAGCAGAAGCTGCTTCAACCTGTAAAAGCAGGGGAAATCAAACTTAATTCTGTTGATGATAGAATGGTAAAGAAATTTGCCGATGATATCTCAAACAAACAGGGAACATCTGATGCGATTGGTTATGAAATTTCAATTTTAGAAGATCCAACTATTGACGATTATGTTAAAAGAGCGTCAGCTCAAAACATATTGAAAGTATTAAACAGCGCAGAAGGAAAAGATGCTGTTGGGGTTGAGGAGGCAAAACGTCTTGGCCAGTTTCTTGAATTTCAAATAAACCCAATCAGGGCAATTTCAACTGGAAGAGCGTTTGGAACGGATATGCCTCGATTTATAGAGCAGATTTCAATTAAGAAAGGCGAGCTTGATACGCGTGTTGATCAAAGCATGGTTCGCATAAACGATATTTACAAAAAATATGGAAAAGAGATTCCTGCTGGAACGTCTCAAACGCCTTCAAGAGGATCGTTAATGACAGCTCCTGCTCCTCAAACGATGCGCTCCACAAACGCCCCTGCAATGTCGCAAACAAACTCGCCGAGCATGTCTCCGACAAACGCTCTGGCAATGTCTGGAACGAATTCGATGTCAGAAATATCATTTGAATCAACGGCTGAAGCTAGGGCAAAAGGAAAGAAAACTGGTGACTTTGTAATCATTAAGGGCGTTAAGGGGAATCTAAAATAATTTTATGGACGAATACGTTTTGCAGGGGGATGGCCAACAAGGTCAGATGGATGCCGGTCAGCCGTTGACTGCTGCTGATGTTACTTTTAGTGAACCCGCTCAAAATCAGCAACAGCCGCAACCAGTCGCACAAGAGGATGCTTTTGCTGGGTTTACTCCGAGCGAACCCATAACTAATGAATCAGACCCATTTGCTGGGTTTACTCCGAGTGAACCTAAAATTGGTTCAATGGAAGCTGTCCAGCAAGCTGCTAGTCAGGCTTCGCTTGTTGGGCGTGATACGTTCAGGCCAAAGAGTCTTTTGGTTCAGCAGGCTGACCTTTACCTTGGCCGCCCTAGCGCGGAAAAATTTCAGAAACTTGAGGCCACTGGATTCAATCCAGAGCCAGCAATCGAACTTTCCGATGCAGAGCAGAAGCTTTTTAGAGACTATAGGATTCGACAAGGTAGAAGGACTGCTGCAAACGTGGTGGGTCTTGTTGGCGGAATCGGTACGGCATTTCTTCCCGGCGGACAGTCCGTTGCCGGTGAAATGATTGGCGGCTTTGGCTCTGCATTGCTTGCTCAAGCTATCTCTCCAGATCCGTTTGATACTCAAGAAGCTGCATCTCAAGCAATACCGCTTCTTTCGCGTTCTAAAAAAGCAAGAGAAGGCGCTGGGTTTTTAGAATGGCTTCGCACCACTGAAACTGGAGTAGGCCAGCAATCTACAAGAACGAAACAGGCTCTTAAAGAAATCATCGCTGGAGCAGGAACTGGAGGGTTGCAGGGTTTTGCGTCAACGCTAGGAGATGAGTCTGGAAAAACGCAAGAAGTGCTGAAACAAGCAGCGCTTGGAGGGCTTTTGCTTCCTACTTTTTCATCTGGAGGAAGAGCCGTCAGCGCGGCGTTGAGGTCATCTGGAAAAACAGAAGGATTTTTAGGCCGTTTTGTTGGAGAGCTTGAAAGGCCATACGCTCAACAGTTTTTGCAAGAAAGAGCAGATTTTATTCGAAGAGAAATTGGACCCGGAGGAGGAATTGACCCAGCAATGGCAGAGCAATTGGCCAACACTCTTTATTCCCCCCAAAGGTCTGGTAGTCGCCCAGAGGACATTCGCGCTTGGCAGGGAAACATCACCGATTTCCTTCAAAATTCTATCAGGACTGGAAACGCAAACGGACTAAGCGGAGATGAGCTTACTCAGCAAATTGTTAAAGCTCTTGAGAGTGTAACAGAAACAAAAAATATAGACCAAAACCTTGTCAGCGGAATTGTGTTGAATGCCGAACAATTGATCGGAGATGCAAAGAAAAAAGCAAGTGAAGCTTTTGTTGGAAAAAACGCAGATCTTCTTGGCGCTGCTCTTAGGTCTGAAGGAGATTTACAGCTTAATTCTCAATATCTATTTCGTGAAATACTAAGTTTAAACGAACAGAGAAAATTGATTTCTGTAAACGACCCAGTTTCAATTGAAAGGATCGACAACGATATTGCTTACAAGCGAAAGCAAATTGACGACATTGAAAACGGATTTGATCCTCAGTTTGGATACGGAAAACCTGCCACACAGTTTGGAACCGGAAAAGAATCTGGAGAGTATGCGAATGTTCTTTACAAAGAATTTCAAGCTGCTCAAGAAAAAGGTTATGATCTTTTAGAGCCTAAACTTAAATCAATATCTGTTGATGTTCCAAAAGTTGATAAAGATGGAAAACCAGTCAAAGGTGATGACGGAAATCAAATCATTGAAACCTTTACGCTTAAAGATTTAAAAGAACAAAGAACAAAAATATTTAAAAAAATAGATTTTGACAAAAAAGTTCAACAAGCTGATTACGAAGATTTTCTAGAGCTTGAACGTATTGAAAAAGTAATGGAGAAGGGTCTTAATACAGATCCTAAATTTAAGGCTGATTTTAAAGCTCAAAGCGCTTCATATCACGAAGGCATAACTAGGTTCAAGGGGGCTATTATCTCTAAGCTTATGAGAGATGTTGGAGAAGGAGGAGGAAGCCCTGAAGTTGTTCTTAGTATTCTTGGCGAGCGTGGCGGCGAAGCCTTGGAGGTAATGAAGAAGTTGGCGGCTGAAGAATGGGAGCCTACGTTCAAGCCTTTGATTTCCGAATTTGTTTACAACAAGCTTCGAACCATAGGTCAAAAACCGGAAGAGCTTTTATCTTTGTTAACGGAGGCAAAAATGGGAAAAGGCTCTAAATTGACAAAAGAAGTTGCCGATGAGTTTTTTCCGCAGTTGTCTCAAATCCAAGATGTTGCAAGCAAGTACCGTGGACTTGTAGATCAACAAGCAAATTTGATTTCAAAGAAAAATGATCTGGTTACAAAGTCTGAAGATTTGTTATCAAAAATTGATGAAGGGCAAACAGAAGCTGCCAGTCTTTATCGAGAAAACGAGAAAAGACTAACCGAAGTTAGATCTGAAATTGAAAAGCTTAGAACGTCAAAACTAGTCTTTGACCCCGAAACGAATGAAATGATTAAGACTCTTTCTGACCTGAAAAGCGCTGTAAGAGGTGAAAAAATTGTAAATTTGGACGAAGAAAAGCTTAAGGCAATTTTGTCGAATCCTAATGCGGCAAACTTGACTAAAGATCTTAATATCTACGTTCAAGAAATGGCAAAAGAAGCGACTGATTTTCAAAAGTTGGTAAAAAACTCGATTGAAACAGGCGATCTTTATGGCCCAGCAACACCTAAAAATATTGTCGATTTCTTGACAACACCCAAGGGTAAGCTTGGAACAGGTTTTGTTGCTGATGAATTTATGAAGGTGATAAGGTCAAATAGACCAGACCTTCTTGGAGACGTTCAAAACTTTATAGTTGGAAAGATTGTTGAAGAGTCTTTTAAACCCGGAAAAAAAGAGATTAACATCGAAACGATGAGGAGTCTCATTTCAGACAAGTACAATCCTTTGATCCAACAAGCATTTGGAAAAGAAGGGGTTCAGAGGTTGAACAAGATCGCAGATCAACTTTCGGTTGTTGTTGAAAAAGAGAGCCTTCTTAACAGCAAGATTTTACCCGCGCTTACATCTGCCGCTGCCGCTGCTGCTGGCGTCAAGTTTCCGGGGAGAGTTTTCCTGTCAACTGTTGTTGCCGAATCCGCAAGATCGGCTGTTGGAAAAGCTCTTCTAACCAGAGAGTTTCGCGATGTGGCGTCTAGGCCGCTTGATCAGATTACCAAAGATCAGATGGACACCTTCAATCGTCGCTGGCCAAAGCTTCTTACGCTTGAAGGTGAGCGTTTGATGATGCGCGAAGAAGAGCGCAAGGATGCTGAACGTCCTAAAATTCCGTCAGCCGCAGAGCGTCGCTTCTAATGAAAACCTCCCTCTCCAAAAAGGGTAACACCTATCAGGGCAAGAAGGTGACGCTGAACAAGCCCTTCTACACGCCGGGTGAGCGGAAGAAGAGCGCGGTGTACGTTAAGAATCCGGCGAACAAGGTTGTCATCGTTCGCTTCGGCGATCCTGACATGACGATCAAGAAGTCGAATCCTGAGCGTCGTAAGAACTTCCGTGCGCGGCATAACTGCGATACGGCGAAAGATCCTACCAAACCCAGAACGTGGTCATGCAAAGCATGGTAATTTTATGGACAAGATGAAACTTGGCGGTGGCGGACGGTACGAGAAGCTTATCGGCTCTCTTGAGAAGAAGGGAGTCAAAGATCCTGCGGCTCTTGCGGCCTACATTGGTCGTAAGAAGCTCGGCAAGGCGAAGTTCCAATCGCTCGCCGCGAAAGGTCGTCGCCGCGCTGAGCGCCAGTCTAACGCTTAGGATAGCGTCCTTTGACGTACGGCTTCTTGGCCGACTCCTTATCGACGACGAACTTCTGTGGATCTGCGTAGTTCCATGAGATGTCGCCGCCCGTGCCGCGCTGGATCATAATCGATCCGGTGACTTTTCCGTCCTTGTCCGTCATGCCGGAACGATCCGCTCGCTTCGCCATTCCGAGCATAAATTGTCGAGGTTGATTGAAACCAACTTCCTTCATCACAATCACCTCTCTGGCCCAGTTCGTTAAGTCCGACGATCCGAATCCTGAGTAGGCCATCTCTGCCACGCTCTCCGGTTTGTCGTCTCGACCTTTGGGCTTCGGGAAGTGATGGACGAGAATCAGGACTACGCCCGTCTCCATCATAATCGGCTGGAGCAAGTGTCGCGTAAAGTTCGCGCAGACCTCGATATCCGATGGATTACCGCCCATGTAGGAGAGCAGCGGATCGATATAAACCACGTCCACCTTAGTCTTGCGAACGAGGCGGCGCAGCATCGTCGCGAAGTCAGAACCCGTTCTTACTGTCTCGCGGAAGAATAACATGTTCGCACTTCGAAGACCTCGCTCCCAGTTCTCCTTGCCGAAGGTCATTTGAGCAGCGCCCTTGAGCGCATCATGCTGATCGGCAATGTCGTTTTCCGCCTGAATGTAAGCTACTTTTAGCGCACGGACGGGTTTGACGCCAAACCAAGCTTCGCCGGACGCCCATTTCAGACCCTGATACGCGGCCATCGAGCTTTTGCCGCATCCACTTTGCCCCACAAAGAGAAGCGACGATCCGCGTCGAACCCACCTATCGCCGATCAAATTGTCAGGATCATTCTGCGGGTCGTACTCGATGATGGCATCTATCGAGAACTCCATCGGCATGTCCTGCGCGTCCATGTCGTCCTTGAACGCTTCCCAGTTCACCGCGCCCACATTGACGGCCAAGAGCTTCTGCTCCTTGCCATCGCGCATTACACCGGCCAGACGGCTGAACCGGCTCGCGTTCTTATTCTTCGGATCGATGCCGATGCTTTCGAGGTAGCGATAGACGACATCGCGGCGCTCGTTCCATTCCTCTCTATTGGCCGCTTCAACGCGCACCCAGCCGTGCAGACTCTTGCCGCCGGAATCTATGACGACCGATAGCGGGAGCTTCGACTCCTTCAACGCTGTCCATTGCTCGTCCTTCGTCTTCTCGTCCATCTCGACTAGGACATGGCGGAAGTTCGCCACGCCAGAATCCGATCCGCTCTCATCGAAGCATGGATTGATGCGGACGTATGCACCCTTGCTATCGCTGCCGTTCCACATGGCGCTGATGGGCGGCGTGAAGTGGTTCTTAATCCATTCGTCGCGCTTGAGGAACGTACCCTTGGAGGCTGGCCTACCTCGACCCTCTTCGTCGAAAATGATGTCGTTACAGATGCAGACAACCTCATCCGACTCGAAGCAGGCTTTCAGGAAGTCGATTGTCGTAAACGGAGACGGAGGTTCCGGCATCGTTTGGATCGTGCGAACGACGAACTTGCCGGTGGGCGAGATTGGATTGCCGCCCTGACCAATGCCTGACTGAGAGGATAAGAGCCAGCCACGCGGCTTGTCGTGCGAAACCTTGGACGCTTGATCGAGCTTGTGGGCCAATTCATGTGGTTTCCACGGTGGGAGGCATTTCGCGTTGTACTCATTGAGGAGCGTATCAGCATCCCCCGCATTAAGCTCAAAACCGTGTATGAGCGCGGTTGCTACAGCGAATGTGCTTCCATGCCCATTTTGACCTGTGACGGCTCCTGGCGTGTTTCTGAGCCATGCTCTGGCACGGTCGATCTTTGATTGATTCATTTGATTCCAAGTTGTTTGCGCGCTATGTCCCCGCTTTCGCCCAGATCATTTGAGGCGATTTGCTGGAGAACCGACTTTGATTCTTCGAACTTTGCGAAAAGGAGAGACAGCTCTTTGGGAGTCATCAGGTACTTGCTCCAGTGTTGGATTGGTATGGAGCGAGACTGAAACTTCGCAAAGAGCTGCTCTTGTGCTGCGATGTAGAGTTTAGGGTGCTTGTTCAATGACCGGGGTGAACTTGGCCTTGAATTCGGCCTTCGTTCGAACGTACACCTTGGGTTTTCCGTCACGGGTGTAGGCTATCCCCACCCATTTCATTTCCCCGATTCGTATCTCTACGTCGTCGGAAATGACTTCAACCTGCACCGTACTGTTTCCTGAGTTTTTGAATTTCATCTTCTGAGGCGTTATCGAGATGTCCTGTACCAGCCGCATGCCAAACGCCGTCAACAATTTGCGCCTTTGGCTTGGGCTTAGTCATCCAACCTCGAAGAATCGCATGGTCGATGAGTGCTGGCGCTTCCTTCAATAACTGTTCTCTAGTGATTTGAGTTTCCATAAATTAACCTTTTTTAACCGTCTTTCCGCGCCATCCGCCTGCTTTTCTCATCCCGGGTTCCTGACCAAGTTCGTTGACGAATCCGCGTCGGATCAGCCACTCCTTGTACTTCTGGTCGATGTAAGCGAAGTGAATCTTTTCGGGTGATTCATCTGCTTCTGCTATCCGCATAATGGGCATTTTGTTTGCGCTGATCATTTGTATGTCTCGATTGTGTGTTTGTAGTGTCGCTCGGCTTGGGTGCAGTTCCAGCAAAGGTCTTGAGTTCCGTTGCATCCGCACCCGAGAGATTTGAAAAGTACGCCAGCCAACCATTTGTATTCTGCGATGGCCGCTCGCAATGTCTCCACGTCCGTTTCTTCGGACATGGGCTTGATATTCTCGCTCATTTGACGACGAATAGAAGGAAGTAGGCGCTGGCGACGACCATCCCCATTCCGAACGCCATGATGAGCAATTGTTTTAGCTCCTCGGGCGAGGGCGGACGATTGGCTTTGTGTATCACCGGCCACCGCCCATCGCGTAGTGGAGGATCAAAAGGGCGTCGCAGTTTCGAAGCGTGACGTCCAGATTCGGATACAGTTCCTGAGCTTTGCTTTTTAGCTTTCGCTTCCATTCTGGTCCGGTTTCGCATGATTTACGTCCTCCGAGTCCAAGTGGTTCTTGCCAAATCTTGGGTTCAACACGGTGGAGTGCGTAGCCTTGCGCGTAGCCTAGCCCCTGCACAATCCCGTAGTTCTCATGGAGCGTCGCCATGCTGGCCGACGACGTGAGTTTGCTGACGAACTTTGGCACTTTCTCGACCCATAGATGAGAGTCGCTGACTTTGAATCCGCTTAGTAACTGCGCCGTGTCTGGCAAAGACTCTGGCATTGGAAAGAGCAGTATTCCTTCAGCGGTGCTGACCGCGAATCCGCCGCCCACACCCGGATCGACCGCTACAATTGTTTGGTTTGATTTCATTCGCTCAATATTATTTTCAGTAACACAAAATAGTCACCTGCTCGGCAGCGATTCGAACCGCTGATTTGGTGTCTCCACCCTCTGACCAACGTTCGACCTTCACACGGCCTTTTACGCGCACTAGAGCGCCGTTCTGGACCTCCATGATCTTCTCCGCAACTTGCCCCCATGAGGATATTTCAAAATCATCGAAGTCTTCGTGGAATTTTCCCTCGTTGTCAGTCCAGTGACGGGCGATGGATATAACGCGGCGCACCATGAGCGAGCCGGTTTTAGTTTCGGTTTGCCGACTGATGCCGCGCAGTTCGCCGATCAGATAGACTACGTTCTCTGTGGGCGTGGCTGTTTCTTTTTCTGTCGTTGATGCACTCATTGGAAAATACAACCGAGTTGTCGGTAGCACGTCATACGCTTTTTTGCGTGGAACGAGCCGATGGGGTGGAACTTGTCAGAGAAGTCCAGAATTGTCGCGCAGTTCTTGGTTTCTGTTTTGCGCAATGCACGACTCGCTCGCTGGATGGTTTTCTGCGACGACCGACCGCCGCTGACCATGATGAGCAGATCGACGTTGGGCAGATCCAATCCTTCGTCGGCCAATGATGTGGCTATCATGGTTTTGAGTTGTCCGCTCTTGAATTCGTCCATCGCCGCCTTGCGCAGCTTCTTCGACAGCTTGGAATGAACGAGCCGAGAACCCGGAATCCGTTTCTCGTAATCCTCTCCCAGCGTGATGCGCGGAATGAGGATGAGTGTCTGCATGTCGCCATGCTCCATCGCGTATTGGATGGCGTAGTCGTTGCGTTGTTTGTTCTGGCAGATGCCGATATCGACGAGCGATTCCCAAGCGCACATACGCTTTAGTTCCTCGTCGGTTATCCGCATGTACTTGCGTCGCGCTTGGAACAGACGGTCGATGTTATCGTCGATCTTCTGCTGGATGTTAAGGTCCGTGGCGTGGCTGATTTCGAGGTAAGCGTCGGCCAATGAATCGCCAATGTCGCTGCGCTTGATTTCGTAGGTGCGGTTGTGGAAGAGCGTTCGTGTTACCGTGTTCCGGTCTGGATCGTCGCCCCACGGCGTGGCGTCGAAGCCATAACGCAGTCCGTTACAGGACTCGATGATGCCTTTCAGGACTTTCGCTGCGCTCCTTTTTGCCTCATCGACGATCAGAAGCTGCTTCTTACTGAAGTCCACAGATTCATGCGGACACCGGATATCCACCTTCTCGTCCGGCACACCAGCCACCCTTAAGGAAACTCTTCCTTGCTGGCAGGTTTCAATCGTTGGCGCTGTCCATCCGAACGTCCACGTTGGATTCAGCGTGGCGTAATGCTTGATGATGCTCGCGGCAATCCATGTCTTACCGCTACCGGCGGGGGCGATGATCAGTCCATCGCTAGTTTTGGCCCACTCTACTGCTTTTTGTTGGTATTCTCTTAGATTCATAATTTTAGGAAATTTGCCCCTCCGCCCACTGCTTCATAGCAGACGAAGGGTATTGTCCGCACCACAAGGTGCGGCTCGCTGTCATTCGCTCGTTGTACTGGCGGTAGAAGGCTCGCTCGATTTCGTCGTGGCGCACCTCTTTTCCAGCAACTTCCTTAACGCTTGATTGGCGAAAAATCCGATCTTCAAACCATTCTCGTCGCAATGTTTGCGAACCTCTTCGTGGAGTGCTGAGTCGATGGTGATAACTGTGTATTTGGCTGGTTTCTTCATATTTTTACTCGCTCTTCATCGGCGTGGATTGAACGCCATTGTAGGCCACTGTCTTCGGCCTAAAGATTCCCACTTGTTCCGTCTCTTCAACCCATGAAGGACCGCCCCTAATGTGGAATATGCAGGAAGACATTCCGTTCCATGATTTTGTGCTACTCTTGGCGGAGGTATACGCAGAACCGAACGTAGCGTTCAAGTCGTCACTGCTCATCGCTTTAACATTTGCCCAATCAAGATCGCCTGCGTGCCACAGTTTGAAGCCTAGCTCCAGCGGGGCTACCACTTCTGCAATGCCGGGGAAGTGCCAGACCCACTCGTCATGACTGCTGGCATCACCTGACATAACCGCATAGCACTGGTAGTTGCCTAGCGGTACGGAGCCACTGCCCCAATCGCAGCTCTCGCCCGGTTTGAGGACCGCCGAACGTGTCGGATGGTCGTTGCATTTGGGCTGCTCAAAGAGAGCAACGAGGATGGGGACTTCGGTCTGGTTTTCGATTTTGATGTGTGTGCTCATGTTAGTAGGTGTTTGATGATCTGATTCCGCTCTTTGATCGTCGCTCGGAGAATGCTCTCCAGAACAACGTGAGGGTTGATTGTCGCGACGTGCTTCCATTCTGGATTGCCATCCACGTTTCGAGCTGTCTCCAGACTCTCTACACGCACCAGTCCGTTAAAAGCGTGGACGTAGATGAATGCGGGGCTGTCTCTCACGGCTTGGCCTCCTTGGCTTCCTTCCAGTCACGCGCTAAGATTGTATCGCAATAAATCTCCATCTTATCCCCCACCTCCTCCATCCGCTTGATGCGGGCCTTTGCTTCGTTCAACTCGTACTCCATCCGAGTGCATTCTTCCGCCATTGCCATGTGACGGCAGACATCTTTTA